GGCATAACGACACACTTGAGACAAAGCGGAAGGAGTTTTCTATGCGTTACGCTATTGCCGCGCAGGAATACACTGACTTGCTGTTTGAGAAAGCCACACAGCTATTTGACGATCCAGATAGTCTTGCCAAGATTTCTCCTGAGAAGCTGGCGATTACTGTAGGCATCCTTACCGACAAGGCAGCACAGCTTACAGGTATGGCAACCACAGTTGTGGAGCATCGCAAAGGAGCAAGCCTAGATGACGCTGCAAACCTCATTAACGAGGCAAGATCGCGTATTGCCAAAGGTAAGGTAATCGAAGCTGAGTTACTATGATTTGGAGACCACATCAAATACTAACTCCTCCAACGGATGAAGAGTTGATTCAGATGACTCCAGAAGAGGTGTTGTCTATCCATCGCATCTACCACGAAGCGATTGAGAATGCTGAGAAAGACCCGTATGAGTATGGGTTTCGATTGCCTCACTGGACAAAAGCTGAAGAACAACTACATGAGGTTAATGAAATCCTAGCACTCGGAGGTAACAGGTCAGGAAAAACTCAGTGGGGCGCGTTCTCCGTTGTTCGTGCTGCCGTGGAGAACCCTAACTCCGAGATATTCTGCTTCGCGCAAACGTCCGAGGTTTCGATTCGTCAGCAACAAAGCGCAGTCTGGGCATGGTTACCAGAGTATCTGAAGACTAAGTTCACAAGCGCAAGTGCATACATCTCCTACAAGAAGAAAACAGGCTTTACTGATTCATCGTTAATCCTGCCAAATGGCTCCCAGATCATCTTTAAGACGTATTCACAGTATCAAAACAACCCAACAATCCTAGAGGGTGCGGAGCTTGGATCTAGGAATCCAGTATGGCATAATATCGGTGTGTGGCTGGACGAGTATCTTCTTGGCCCTGAACTTATAAACACCCTACGATTCCGTCTAGCTACTCGTAACTCTAAGATGCTTGTCACGTTTACTCCTATTGATGGGTGGACTGAAGTAATCAAGGAGTATCTCGATGGAGCAACAACTGTTGAAAGCCGTGAAGCTGAACTACTTAATAACGAACTTGTTCCGTATGTCCAGCGATCCAAGAAGTTAAATGCTTCCGTGCATTACTTCCACTCTCAGGACAACGCCTTTGGTGGATATGAACGGATTAAAGAAACGCTAAAAGGCAGGACGCGCGAGGAGATTCTAATCCGCGCATACGGTGTGCCAATGAAGTCACACGCTACTAAATTTCCTAAATTCAACAAGGTTGTGAATGTGATTGATCCTGAGAAGATTCCTAAAAACAACGTCACAAAGTATCATGTAATCGACCCTGCTGGATCGAAGAATTGGTTCATGTGCTGGATTGCAATGGATGAGACTGGAACAATGTGGGTATATCGTGAATGGCCTGGAGTTGACGTAGGTGACTGGGCTGAGTGGCGATCTGGAAAGTGGATGCCTGGAGAAGGTGCTAAAGGACAGGGGTTTGGTATCCGTGACTACGTTGAGCTTATCGAGGAACTTGAAGGTGATGAGGAAATCTTTGAACGGTTAATTGACCCTCGACTTGGTGCTGCAAAGTATCAGGTGCAAGATGGTTCATCCTCGATTATCGAAGACTTGAATGATGCCGGCATGGTCTGCATTCCTGCGCCTGGACTAGATATTGACGATGGATTGCAAGCATTGATTGGGAAAATGGCATGGGACACAAGTAAGCCACTAGATGCCGTTAATCGTCCCCATTTCTACATCAGTTCTGACTGCGAGAACATTATTCAAGGATTATCTGAATACACTGGAGAAGGTGGATTGAAGGAAGCATGGAAGGATGTGATTGACGTTTTGCGCTATGCTGCGATATCTGGAATAGATCATGTTGACAATTCTGTCAGTTTGGTTACAACTCAGGGCGGTGGAGGTTACTAATATGAATACGAAAAAAGAAGCAAAGAAACGAGGAAGACCAGCAAAGGTTGTAGAAGAGATTATTGTAGAACTACCAGAAGCCCCATTACGAGCAATGATTGTAGGAATTTGCAATAATCCGACATGGCTAAAGGCTCGCATTGATGGATTTAGCGTTAATGTTAAATGTCCAGCACAGATATCAAAACGCTTGCTAGGAAAGGAAGTTGATGTTATGCTCGTCAATTCCGACCTTGAGGACTACTATCAATACATACCATGAATGACGTTCAGCAATTAGAAGATGAGTCTCTTGTTTATTTAGACAAGAAGCCTGATATTAACGCATTGGCTAACGCTTATGACACTTGCTTAGTTGATCTTGATTATTATTTTGAATCATGCCTACGGTCATACAATGATCGGCGCAACATTTGGGATGGCAAATCTGATGACTTACGCAAGAATGGTTCAAACGCATTCCCGTGGCAAGGTGCTTCCGATCAAGAGGTGAACGTAGTTGGTGAGCGCATCGACATGTATGTTGCTTTATTTGACCAAGCCCTCCAGCGTTCCCACATCAAAGCATTTCCTACGTCGATGGCAGCAATGCCTAAAGCTGCTGTAGTTTCTGGTTTCTTAAAATGGATGCGATCATCTTACATTCCTGACTTTAAACGTCAAATGGAGCTTGGGGGCAACTACCTAATGGAAAAAGGAATCATGGTTTCCTACATTGGATGGAAGCGTGAAAAGCGTTCCTACCTACAAAGTGTAAGTCTTGAAGAGATTCAACAAGCATCACCTGACCTAGTAGAGTTGATTCTTAGCGAGCAAGATGACGAAATGCTTATTGATTTGATTCAGCAATCATTTCCTGATCTTTCTACTAAGAGAGCAAAGAAATCAATTAAAGACCTTCGCAAGATGGGTGTGGCTGAGATTCCTATCTCTCGCCAAACTATTGACTGCCCAGTTGTTTACTCATGCGCTCCTGATGGTGAAGTAATGTTCCCATCGTATATTTCTGACCCACAACGCGCACCATATATGTTCTGGCGCACATTCCTCACAGCGCAAGAGCTAGAGAAGAAGGTGACCAATGAAGGATGGGATCGCAAATGGGTAGATAATGCCATCGAAACACTTCGCGGTAAAGATTCTATGTATCTCGATGGCGAGAAAGTAAAAACCCAAACTCGCTTGCCAATCACAGATGACAATGATCTTGTAATGATTGTCTATGCGTATCAACGATTGATCGACGAAGAAGATGGTTCAGAGGGCATTTACTGCACAGTATTCCATCCACAGACAGATGGATATGCCAAGCATGAGCTTCTTAATGGCTACGATGATTATCCATTTGTGGTAACTCGCTTAGCCAATGATCAGAAGCGCATGTATGAAGTGCAGACATTCTCTGATATTCTTCGTGGGCCACAGATGCAAATCAAGACAGAGCGCGATAGTCGAATTGACCGTGCGTCTCTTGCTACTTTGCCTCCTATTATGCACCCTGCTGGAAGACCGCCATCTGATTGGGGGCCTGGACGTAGAGTGCCATATCGTCGATTGGGTGAGATTGCTTTTGGGCCAATCCCCCCTCGCGATGACGGCTCAGTAGAGAGCGAGCTTTCCATGCGTGGACAAGCTGATCGTGCCATCGGATTAGACCTTACAAATCCGCTCTCATCGGCACGTCAGCAGTATTATATCGGCAAGTTCCTTGATCACGTTAAGGATGTGCTTACGATGGCATGGAAGCTGTATCAGCGAATGGGGCCAGATGAAGTATTCTTCCAAGTAACTGGTAATCCCAACCCGCAGGTAATGACGAAGGGTAGCCCTGATGAGAACTTCTCAATTATGGTATCGTTTGATTCATTGTCTAGCGATCCAGAAACAGCAGAGACGCAGTTGAAAAACATGGTGTCACTTGTCCAGTTGGATCGTAATGGCATCCTCGATGTCAACAAGCTACTTGAGTTTGCCGCATCGTCGATCAATCCTATCTTTGCTGACTACGTATTGCAACCAGTCGAGGAAGCGCAACAGAAGGTTCAGAAGAACGTCACTGATGACCTTGCGAAGATATTTGCTGGCATCGAAGTCCCTGCTCAACCGAATGGAGCGCAGATTGCAATGCAAATGGTTCAGGCTTACGTTCAGCAGCCCGATGTTGCGGCTAGAGCGCAGCAAGACGAGGCTTTTGCTGGTCGCTTGCAGAAATATGCCAGCCAATATCAATTCCAGCTACAACAGGCGCAGAACGCCGAGATTGGACGTATCGGAACAGCACCCGCCGAAATGGGTGGAATGACAACTCAAGGAATGGAACAATAATCTCAATTAACAACTAATAAATTATGTCAACTGATAAAAAAGAAAAAAATAGTGGAGTCTTTGGTTCAATTAGTCGCGCTATTTCTAAGCCTATAAGAGCATATCAAGAATATCAACGTATAGATAGCGAAAATGCCTATAAGGCAAGAAAAAAACGGCTTGAAATTGAAGACAATCAGAGAAAAAAACCTACTCCGCAACCATTATCGTCACCTTCTCGTTCTCAAATTTTAAAGGACAAAGAAGTTCAATTACAGAAAGCGTTGTCCTCAAGCCCTATTGACAAAGCACTTATCGAACGAGGAAGGCAACTAAACCGAGAAGCACAATCCAACAAATCTCGCGGCACTCAATCGTCTACCACTCGCAAACTTATTAAGTAATATGAAACAAGGACTATACAGCAACATCAATGCTAAACGCAAACGGATTGCATCAGGGAGTGGCGAGAAGATGAACAAAGTTGGCAGCAAGAAAGCACCAACTGCGAAGGACTTCCGCGAATCAGCCAAAACAGCAAAGAAAAAGTAATGGAGAAGAGATTCACCAAGATCGTCACTAACCCTACAACTGGACGGAAGAAAACCGTCAAGTATGGGCAAGCAGGTAAAGCTGCTGACGGTGGTGATCGGATTCGTCCAGGCACGGCCAAAGGCGATTCGTATTGCGCGAGATCAGCCAAGATCAAAGGTGACTGGAAATCAGACCCTAATTCGCCAAATAACCTATCCCGCCGAAAATGGAAGTGCCGTGGGAGCAAGTCAATGAAGTAATGAGAGACTACAAAAAAGAGTATCAGGAATATCACGGCAAGCCTAAGCAGGTATCTCGCCGTGCGGGTCGTAATGCTGCGCGAGCGAAAGCAGTGAAGTCTGGGATGGCTTCCAACGGAGACGGAAAGGATATTCATCACAAGAACAATAATCCCAAGGATAACCGTGCTTGTAACATTGCATCTGTATCAGTAAGCAAGAACCGAGGGTTTCCACGAACATCAACTAACAAACCGAAAGGAAGATTGAAGTAAAGATTATGACAGATATGCCATACATGCCCAATTTTAAAAAAACAGGACTGCCAATTAGTCTGAAAAAAGACTACTCAAAACGTCCAGATGCAAATTATGGGAAACGTCCAGATGGGTCAGTTAAAGGTAAAGGATTTCTTGGCGAGTTGAAACTGCCAGATGGAGGAGTTGCTACTGAATACTCGACACAGTCTAATGCTATTAAGGTTAACGGTAGTCGAATTGATTTCCCTACACTTGTTCCTACATTAACCAAGGATGAGGTTCTATTGATGCAGAATGACATCATTCCAAACAAAAAACCAATCCCAGAAGAAATTATGCAGAAAGCGATTCAACACGCTAAATTAAGATTAGATCAAAAACTTAGTCCATTCAAATGACACCAATACCTAAGCCAAGCATATCGCAAGCAGTCGAAGCTCTCTCTGATCGAGATGAGTTTAAGGCCATCCTACAATTCCTCTATGACGAGCGTGAGCGTTTCTTCGGAGACCTACGCCAGTGTGTAGAGGCAAACGAGGTAATGAAGATCGTAGGCAGCATTTCAACATTGGACGAACTTCTCATTCTTTTGAAAAAAGAGGCTTGACATTCATCAGCATTCCACTATTACTTCTTTGCTGTTTTGTTTTCAGCTTGTTTGTGTTCAAAGGGACTCGTAGGGTAGTAAAATACTCTACGAGTTTTCTTTTTGGATTAGTAAGTAGGTAAAAATTGCAGTTCATCAAGCATATCGCTTGGATCTTCTTTCCCGTTTGCCATCGCCTCAATCCATAGTGCTGGGTCAATAGTTGCGGTG